AGTTCATAATGTAACGACAACAGTCGGGCGATCCGTAATAGCTCAAAGATGGGCAAATACCACAACCTATACTGGAATTGTAAACTATGGAGCGTTAGGATCTGACTCAACCGCCGCTGCCGAAGCTCAAACAACACTTGGAACGGAAGTATACCGCAAGGCTCTGTCATCAGGGACATACTCTAATAACATCGCTTATTTAGAAAACTTTTATAATGCTACAGAAGACTCAGGGACTTATGAAGAATATGCCTTTTTTATTGATGGTGCATCCGGGGCTGATACGGGTGTAATGCTAAACAGATTTACTCAAACAGTCGTAAAGAGTAATACAGAAACTCTAAATGTTCGCAGTACCATTACGGTAAGCGATGCTTAAAATAAAAAAATATGAGTACCAACATAACAACCCCAGTAGTCGCCGCCGATGATGACATCCTCGCAGCCGATTGGAATGCAATGAGAGATGATATAATCGTCAATGCCGGTGATTACGAAACAGCCGGGGGAGATGGCGACACAATCACTTTAGCAATAGACTCGTCAATATCCGCCTACGCAGCCGGGCAGAAATTTAGATTCCAAGCCAATGCCGCCAATACAGGTGCGGTGACTTTGAATGTCAATGCGATCGGGGCAATAGCGGTAAAGAAAAATCACGATGAGGCACTTGTCGCAAACGATATTGAAAGCGGACAAGAAGTTGAAGTGACTTATGATGGGGTGAATATGCAGATGCAATCACCAACCGCACACCAAGAACACATAATTGGAACGCTTAATGCTGGTGAAACAATTGCTGGTGCAACTTTACCAGTAGCAGTTTATCAAGATACAACAGACAATAAATTATATGCTTGTGATGGAAATGATACTGCCAAATTAAAATTTATTGGTTTTGCAATATCAAATTCTACTGATGGTAATCCAATAGCATTTCAAGGCTCGGGGATTGTGAGAGGGTTTACTGGATTAACAGAGGGTGTAAAATATTATGTTCAGGATGACAAGACCATTGGAGTTATAGCAGGAACTTGGGCTATTTTAGTGGGTGTTGCAATAAGTGAAACAGAATTGTTAATTGAAAAAGATAATTATAAATTGAAAGGACAAGCTGGAAATGAACAAATTATTGGATTAGAAACAGACCAGACTATTTCATCAACAGCTTATACAAAAAAAAAAGATGCAGAGGTACACTTTTCTGGTAGAATCAGAGTTAATCACCAAGTCTATGGTGGCACAGCAGGTGTAGCTCCAATTTTGAGTAAGGTTTATGTAAATGATATAGCAGTAGGAATAGAACATTCGACAGCAGAGGGAGCAACAAATTCTTTCAGTGAGGATATAGATGTTAAAGTTGGCGACAATATTCAAATTTATGCAAAAAGAACTGGTACTGAACCATCTGGGGGTACTCCTTATATTAGATATATGAAATTGTCTGTTATGGAATATCTAGGTGCTACTAGTGTTTTAGATTAAATAATAAAAAAGGTATATCAATAGAATTTCTATATATAATTGAAGGATGATAATTAAATAAATATGAAAAACCAAAACACAGGAGTAATCCTCGAAGAAATACAGCCGAAAGATTTAATCTTCGGATCAAACGAAAGAGTAAAGCACACAATAATGCTCAAAAGTGGTCTTTGGTTGGAATATTATTCAGCCGGGGAATTGCAGTCTTCAAAACTTGGAGATTCGATGGGGTGTGTGACATTTTCGGCAATAAAAGTCTTGTCAGCCCATTTCAATAACTTGATCCGCAGTAAAACTTTATCAATAGGAAATATGCAATGGTTACAAGATAAAGGATACTTGAATAAAAACGGAGAGTTTGACGCCAGCGAAAGATTTACAACAGCAATGTCAGGTACAACATCACGAGGAAATACTGGCGGTGCGGTTTGGTGGAGTATAAGAAATCACGGCGTAGTTCCACAACAAATATGTCCTTGGAATGGCGAGAGCGGTAAATGGTTCAGAGATTTAACGAATATAGAACAAAAAGCAAAAGACTTGGGATTGGAGTTTGTAAAGAGATTTGATATACTTTATGAAAGAGTGAGAACCAACCCAGAAGATTTAATGGAAGCAATCAAGCGATCTCCGATTCAAGTATTCATCCCAACATCTTGTCCTTACGATAGAAATAGAGTACAGCAATACTGCGGAGGTGTCATAACACACGCTGTGAGCAAGTGTGAGGGGCTTGACAGAGGTTATCACCCATTATTCGACCATTATATCACTCAACCACAAGAGGAGGGCTTAGAACGCTTTATACGCAGAGTGTCTGAAAACTATAAATTCTATGGAACTGGATACATTTGTAATGTGGCCGAAAAGCTAGACATAGACAAAGACGGATATGTTGAGATGGAAGATCGTGAAGGAAGACTCCGAAAATTCCCAGCTTATTTTGTGAAAACAATAAAATATCTTCTCACTAAGAGAGATTTTAAATTAAAAGGTATGCCATCAAAAACAACACTCAAAAAGGCAGTAGAAAGAGCATTATGGACAATGGTGACAGGTTCGGCCGTTGCATTCGTGATGATTCCCATAAACCTAGAAGAACCAAAAAAATATATCACAGCACTGTCAATCGGTATGATTGCAGGGGCATTAATGGGATTGAAAAAGTTTATAAAAGGATACACAACATACGATAAAAAAGGCTAGATCATTGTTGAACATTCCTTTGGTCCGGCTAGACCCCGAGGTTGCAAAAAAACCACGAAAATTATTAAAAGAACTTGACATTATTTTTGCGAGTTTAAATAATAATTAGTAGTGGTTTTTTTGTTTGTTAAAATAGTTATCCACAACCAAGCATTGACAACCAAGCAAAGATAATATATAATGAAATTAGTAACATAAATTTTATATATAACAATATGCAAACTCGCAAATATGGTGGCATAGAAAAAGCCGTCAAAAAAGAACTAACAGAAGAAAGACTCATAAAAATAGAGAAATATTTACCGCTAATCTTTTTTATATTTTTCTCGATAATCATGATCGGATGGTGCGAAAAAAACGCCTACAAAGCAGACCTAAACTTTCAGGCCTATACACAAGAGCAGTCAATGAACACAGACCTTTGGAACAGAGTCATGACATGGTAGTTATCCCCAAGTTTAAAAGTTATCCCCATATCACTAGTTGGAGTAAAAAGGTTGGATGTGGTATAATAAAAATACAAATAAAAAATATATGAAACACAATCACACGACTATAATTAAAAGACAGAAAAACTACAACTACCCAAAAGGTGTTTCATTTAGTCGTGTGGACCTTGCGTGTGGTTGTAGTTTTTTTGTATTTTAATTGTATGAATAAAAGAAAAACAATAATTCAAAGAGATAGTAGTACCTGCCAATATTGCGGAAAGTATGTTGAAGATAATGGAATTGATTTACATATTGATCATATTAATCCAAAAAGCAACGGCGGAAATAATGAAAAAAATAATTTAATGGTTAGTTGTGTTCGTTGCAATTTGATAAAAGGGGGTATGACTATTGATGAATTTAGAGATAAATTATCAAATAAGTTTAATTTTTATATTGAAGAACTAAATAAATTCTTATGCCTAAAAATAGAAAAAATAGACAGTTTTAAATTTTACTTTGAACAGTATGGCAAGACCAAAAAAAAATAATGCAGAATACTTCTCACACGACGCAGGAATGAGAAATGACGAAAAGGTATTAGCATTGAGAAGTAAATTCAAAAACGATGGATATGCAATATGGTGTATGCTTTTAGAGATACTAGCAAACGAAGATGGATTTAAAAAAGAGATCAAAACAGAAGTACAAAAAGAATTATTAGCAGGAGATCTGAGGGTTTCTGTGACAGAAATGCAAGAGATACTTAGTTTCTGCTCCAGAATAGAACTTTTGAAAGAAAAAAATGGTGTATTTTGGAGCGACAACCTGATTAAGAGATTAGACCCAATGGTGCAAAAAAGAGAGTTTATGAGGCAGAAATACGAAGATAAGAGGGTTTCTGACGCAGAAAAGGGGGTTTCTGGAGCAGAAACGACACAAAGTAAAGTAAAGGAAAGTAAAGTAAATAACAATGGCGATAAATCGCCAGATAATAAAAAACCTATGTATGAAGAACCTACAATTGAAATAGACGACAACGGAGAGGAGATAGAACCAAAGAGCAAGTTTAAACTTCCAAGGGGGTTTGTGGTAAAACTTTCAAGGCACTATATGAAAGTATTTAACATACCGGAAACCTCGGGAATATATTTTAATTATAAAAAAACAATAGATGGAATGATAGAACTATCCCAGAAAAAAAACGGCGACAATCCAGAGAAGATTGAAAAAGAAATCAAAACAAAAATTGACAACGCAAAAAAGAAATGCGACAAAGAAGAATGGCCAAAAATGAAGCTATCAACAATACTTGAAAATTGGAATATACCAGAACAAGAAATTAAATTAGACGTTTCAGAAAGGAGAAAATTATGAGCAACCAAGAAATACCACACAACCTAGATGCAGAAATGAACTTGCTCGGATCACTACTACTGGACAAAGAAGCAATCTATCACATTATTGATTTTATTGATCAAGATGATTTTTATTCAATAAAACACAATGGTATATTTAGTGGTTATTTAGAACTTTTTAATGTTGGAACCAAAGTAGATATAATCACACTGTCTGAAAAACTAAAAAGCAAAAAACAACTAGAAGCAATCGGTGGGGTTGGGTATTTAACAAGATTAGTAAACAGCGTGGTAACCTCCAACCACATAAAAGATTATGCAAAAATAGTAAAAGATAAATCACTCAGACGGCAGATATTATCAGCACAGGAAAGAAACACACAAGAAGTTTACGATGATGAAAAAGAAATCAACCAGCTACTGGCCGAGGTTCAAAATAGATTATATGAAGTCAACCCACTAAAAACAAAAAACGACTCGGTACAATCAATTTTAAAAGACCTGAACATACTACAAGAAGAATATTCAAAAAAATATGAAGAGGGCAAAAACATAATAGGTTTTAGTTCGGGAAATAGTAAAATAGATAATTTGATTGATGGTCTTCGCCCCGGCCATCTCTGGGTAATTGGAGCGTGGCATGGAACAGGTAAAACATCATACGCTTTGAATATAGTTCATAGTTTATTAGAACAAGATATACCAGTGAGCATAGTATCAACCGAGATGAGCCAAACAGACTTAACGGCAAAACTGATTGGTATCAGACATAGACTATCATCAATGAAAGTGATCAAGGGGATATTAGACGAACAAACCAGAGAAAACATTAAAGAGGGTAAGCTATTTTTAAACCAGACAGCACTAGACATTCACACAGACTTTGACTTTGAAAAGATAAAAATGATAATCCGAAAAGATGTATATACAAAAGGCGTAAAAGTTGTAATGGTAGATTATATCCAGAAAATAACCCACGGAAAGATTTATGACGAAACTCCACTGATGTCGAGAATAGCACAGGAATTGTCAAACTTAGCACAGGAACTTAAAATAACTATTCTACTACTATCCCAAATAAGCAACGCAGCACAAAAAGGTGGTGGAGCTGGGGCTGGATACAAAGGATCGGGAGCGATAGAAGCCTCTGCCGACTTTGCACTTGTCTTAAAGAGAGATAAGACCAGAGAAGAACCAGACGCTGAATGGGTAGAAATGAAGATACAAGTAAGTAAAAATAAGTTCGGACTAGACGGAACGATTGACATGTGGTTCCACCTAAAAAGCGGACAAGTATCATTAATACCATACGACTTATGAATAGATTTATAGAATACAGCCCAAGTAAAAAATGGATAAGAATATTTGATGAGGATAACACCGAATATCTTTCTAACCCTCTTGACTTTGAATTGTTATATTATGGGAAAGAAGATGAATGTGCTGAAATAGCAAACATACTTCAATATGCAATATTATAGACTGCCATTTTATAAACTAACCTTAATTCATAAAAAGAGCGGTAAAAAATATACATTTTACCAATCAATAACTGAATTTTTAGCCTATGACGAATCAAGATTTACAGCACATATCCAAGACACTAAAGAAAAAAAGAGTAATCAGCAAAAGTTGCATTTGTCCTAGGTGCAAAGAAGATGGTTTATATACCTACTGGGAACAAGACAGCAAGTGCCATAAATTCAGATGTCCATTTTGCGGGCTAGAGGATTTTTTATCAAGACTAAGTAAATATTAAGTCACTTTAACTTACATAAACAAATAACTATGAAGAAACCTAAACTACAAAAAGTCATAGAAGTTAGTGAAACAAAAGATGATATGGGGAAAGACGAATGGTGGTGTACTTGGTTTAGGTGTAATAATTGCGAAAAAAGCGACATTACTTCTAGCTTTAAATACTGTCCTCACTGTGGTCTTAAAATTAAGTGGACTAAATAACTAATCCATTAAACAAATAACTTTAATTTAATTAACTATAAAGGGTATAGCATGAAAAAATACATTAAAAATTACGTCAAGCACCACAACATCGGCGAGCAAGATATAATTTTATGTAAAGCAAGAGGAAAGAAGTGCGAGGGGGTTGCAGTAGATCTTCACCATATAAAATTAAAAAGCCAAGGAGGAACAGACGATGTGGAAAACCTGATCCCGGTTTGTAGAAAATGTCATGAGTACGCGCATGCTAAAATATTAACCGAAGAAGAATTATATGCCAAGAATAAATATTAAACCACTATCAGCAAATAATGCGTGGAGAGGTCGCAGATTTAAAACCCCAGAATATAAAAATTATGAGGAAGAACTATTGTGGATTTTGCCAAAAATGAAAGTGCCATTGGGAAAGCTAGAAGTATATTATGAATTTGGTTTGAGTAGTAAAAATGCTGATGGGGATAATTGTATTAAGCAGTTCCAAGATATTATTTCTAAAAAATATGGGTTCAACGATAAGAATATTTATCTATGGCACATAAAAAAGGTCGATGTAAAAAAAGGGGATGAATATATTGATTTTGAGGTGTATAATATATAAAATAGTTATCCACAGCAACAATTTGACAACCAAGCAGAAAAATGCTATAATCCAATCATAAACATAAGATATATCATATGCATATATCGAAGACTAAACAGCAGGGTAGGTATGGGTCCGCCTGAACCTACTCCTGCGGATAGTAACAAAAAAGCCTATGGACAATGAGCAAGCCCTCGCCCAATGTGAATGGGAGAGAGAACAAGCTAAAACAGACATTGACGATGACAATGATCGTGAATGTGATAATTAATAATCATTAGAACTATGAAAATAGTCAACACAGGAGATCCAACAACAAAACCAAGTATCATCGCTATGATATATGGGAACGGTGGAATTGGAAAAACAACTTTTGCATCTACAGCACCTAAACCACTTTTACTAGACTGCGAGAATGGAGCAAAATATTTTGGACTTCGTGGGATAGAAGTAGACACAGTACAAATCAAATCATGGAAAGATTTTGAGGATTTAGAATTAATCGAAACAATAAAGACAGGGGACTACGAAACAATAGTCGTAGATCCAATCGGCGAGGCAATGGACAAACTAATCAATGGGTTGGCTGATTTTGGCAACTCTAAATTAGTACAACCAGACGGAAGCCCAACAATGGCAGGGTGGGGATATGTTAAAAAGAAAATGCGTAATTTTGTAAAGTTTTTGAGAGATAGTGGAAAGAATATCATATTAGTCGCACACATCGATGAAAAACAAGATGACGAGCAAAGAATAGTTAAACGACCGATGATCGCCACCAAGATAAGCGAGGAACTAATCAATATGGTTGACGTGGTTGGATATATGACATCAATCAACCGAGATGGCGAGGATGTGAGAGTAATCATAGTAGATCCGGGTAACGATAAGATGACAGCTAAAGACCGCACTGGACAACTCGGCAAATACATAGAACCAGACTTTTCAAAGATAGTAAAAGCGTGTCAAGGAACTGAAACCTATAAATGGTCAAAAACAGCCGTTTTAAGCAAGGATAAAAAGGCAGACGATAAAACATCCGCAAAAGCCACCAAAACAGCCACAAAGGGCAAAAAACAAGCCACAGAGCAAACTACAGAGGAGTTGTTGGAGGAGTTTGACCAGAAAGTAGATAAAAAGATAAAACCAGAGGATGTCAAAGCTAAATTGGCAAAGGCTAAAAAGAAATAATATGGCAGAATTAAAATTAAAAGAAGGTCAAAAAATGATAAAATTATATAATGGTGAGATTGAAATTTTGTTTGATCAATCATTAAAAGATGACGGAAGCAAGCGTCATATATATTCTTTTATAGATCATAATAATTTGACCAAGGCGGGAACACCCAAAAAACAGAGATTGACAGGTGTCACAACAATAACAGGTGTGATCGATAAAAGTAGATTTTTGATCCCATGGGCAGTAAAACTAACCACCCAATACATCCGGGATGCAATATCCAAAGGCGAAACATTTTCAAAGGAAGAGATTGAAAACATACTTGTTGACGCAAGCATGCAACATACGATCAAGAAAGAAAAGGCTGGAGATTTTGGAACCGCAATCCACGACTGGGCCGAACAGTTCGCTCTGGCCAAAGCAAGCGGTAAAGACATCGACATCCCAGAAGACGCACCGGAAGAAGTTTTGAACGGAATCAACGCCTTCCTAGAATGGTACAACAACCATGACATTGAATTTGTAGAGGCAGAGCGCATGGTGTACTCA